CGCCCGAGCTGCCGATCTTGGCGGAGTCGCCAGAGCTGCCGATCTTGGCGGAGTCGCCAGAGCTGCCGATCTTGGCGGAGTCGCCAGAGCTGCCGATCTTGGCGTAGTCGCCCGAGCTGCCGATCTGGGCGGAGTAGCCCGAGCTGCCGATCTTGGCGTAGTCGCCCGAGCTGCCGATCTGGGCGTAGTCGCCCGAGCTGCCGATCTTGGCGGAGTCGCCAGAGCTGCCGATCTTGGCGGAGTCGCCGGTGGCAACATCACTCTTCGGCATATTGACGATTGTCTGCTCCTTCGTGTAGTCGATGCAGGCCTTGATAAACCCAGCAAAACTCAGCTTCGCGCCGATATGCAGCTTTTTCGTCGCAAATTTTCCATCAGAGCCGGATATCGGCTGGTCAAGTGCCTTGACCTCTGCAAAATCCGAAAACTTCCCGCTCTCATCAACAAGATCGTAAAAGTTCAGAACATCAAAAGGATTGACGCAGTAGTGCATCATGCCTTTCTCACAGATCTTTCCGCCCACTTCTTCGTAGTCGGTGTTCTCGGCGTACTGCTTCTCCCTGCAGATCATACCGGGCTTAAACGCCTTGTAGCCTTTCGCGTTATCCATCCTTATCCTCCTTGTTTTCGATCACGGCTCCCGTGGCCGTGTCTGTGATCAGTTCTCCCGGGATCTCCAGCGGGCAGTACATCCCGCGGAGCTGCCCGGGAAGCAAATACTCCCCCGTCCGTCTGCACTGCCTGCGGCTGTACGTTTCCAGCAGCGGACATAAATTGCATTCGACATGCCCGGCCGGGAAGAAGACCGACACCCGGCATTCAAACGGGATGTAAATTTCATCCTTCATGGCGTACCCTCTCAAACAGCAGCGCGTTCGCGATCTCGTCTACGCTGTAGGTATCGGAGACGTATTCCAGCATGCATTCCGCGTGTACAAGGACCGTATCGCAGACGAAAGCTTCCTCTCCCTCGCGGACTTCCTCCTTGCAGTGCGCGCATGTTCCGATGACCGCCGGTTCCTTCTCCTGAATGCCGAGGTAGAGGTTATCAAGCGGTAATGCCATTGCATAATGCCTCCCTCCGGATCAGCTCCTCACAAAAGCTCTGAACAGTGGCGTAGCCGTTCTTTTTCAGCAGCCGGTCGAGGATCTTCGCCTGATCGTCCGTCAGGCGGAAGTAATACCGGTTCGTCTTCTTCCTGCGCTCAACGCGGTTCTTCGGCGCGTCCAGCGCCTTGATGGAGGCCGCAGCCTCCGGCACGAGCTGAACGCCGTATTTCTCCGGCGCTTCACACTGCGAAAGCAAACATTTATTAAACTTCGGGTAGTCGGCCCGAACCGCCTCGACACAGGCCTTTGCGCCGTGCCGGACGCGGGAATCCGTTAAACTTGACATAGGTTCCTTTCTGCCCTATAATAAGGGCGATATCAGTTTCCCTCTGGCCTCTGTCGCGCGGCAACGCGGCAGGGGTCATTTCTTTTTGCCTGTGCGCTCGCGGATAATCTTGCAGGTCGCGTCCCACTGCGCAAACATGATCTCGGCGTAAATGCCGCAGGTGTAGCAGTCGTCTTCCGGGCGGCATCCGCGCTTCTGGCCCAGCATCTCGCAGACCTCGCAAGGCGTCATCAGCAGCGCCTTTTCTTTAATATCCATCACAGCAGCCCGAACAGCGTTGTCCCCAGCGCGATCGCGCCGATCACGATTGCTTCATTTGTCATGTCCGCCCCGCAGGCCAGCACGGACAGCATCAGCGCCGCACCGCCGATCCACAGGCACATACTCTTGATCACGCGCAGCATTGTCTTGCGATACTGCAGCTCGTCCCGCAGCCGTTCCTGACGCTCTTCAGTGGTTTCCTCTCTCATAGCTCTCCTCCAACAAATTTAATGAATGGTTCTCTCGGGATCTTCACTCTGTGCTTGCTTGTGCAGCAGACCGGGAAGCCCAGCTTTTCAGGCTGTTCCCTCGCCATCAAGCGAAGCCATTGCGGGGTACAGCCGAGCACCTGCGCCGCCTCGCTTGCGAGGATCGTGGGCTTTGACATTGCCCGGATATCGTCCAGCGTCATTTTTCCTCCTTTCTCGACCTTAAAAGCTCGTCCACTGTGCAGCCGTACAGATCTGCGATTTCGTGCAGTCGCGCTGTCTTCGGATACATCTGCCCGGTTTCCCACAAATAAACGGATGCGTCTGAAACTTTTAGCGCCTTGACTACCTGTTGAACGGTCAATCCAGCGGCAAGCCTCGCTTCCTTAAAACCCATGCCTTTACATACCTCCTGTCTGTGAATACTAAGTTTTGCTTGACAACTTAGTGAATTGTGTTATGATGAAAGTACCACCTATCATTATTTCACAATCCGATAAGTTGTCCGGGGCGGTGTTCTTTTCACGCCTCATAAGCCGAGGCATGAATCATGTGCAAGTCGTTCAGAGAAAGAATCAGGTTGTTCCTCAATCGGAATAAGCGTTACAAATCCATAGGAGAAAACGGTCTAAATGTGCTTGTCGAAACCGAAGGCTCGAAAGCACGCACGGAGAAAAGGCGGTTTCTTATCAACATGTTTTTCACCGTCGTATCTGCCGTCGCCGCAGTCGCTGCCGCGATATTTGCCGCCCTTACTTACATCAACTCGTAACGGAAGGCAATGACCGCACGCGCAATGGAACGTACCGAACTCGTCATATCCGCAGTCTGAACCAACAATCTGAAATCCCCATATATACTTGTCTTTCTTCACGCCATCACCTCACTTGTAAGTTCCGCCCTAACAAAAACTATTATAACTAAGTTTACTAAGAATGTCAACAAAAACTTAGTTATAATAGTCCTGCATTTTGAACAATTATTTATTGACTAATATGGACACAATAGACAAAATCAATTATTACTTGACCAAGAACAAAAGGACCGGCGCTGACTTGTGCGAATTTCTCGGTGTATCTAGTGGTGTTTATAGTCAGTGGAACACTAGGAGAACAAAGCCGAGAAAGAGCAAGCTCCCGTCTATCGCAGAATATCTCGGTGTATCAGTGGCAGACTTGCTGCCGGACGGGGAACTCGTTCCGCAGGCGGGCATAAAAAAAGACCCCATCCCGAAGGACGAGGCCGAAGATAGCGAAACCGCAGAACTCCGTGACATTTGGGGTTCTGCGGATGAAAATGAGCGCCGTGATTTGCTCGAAATGGCGCGTATGCTAAAGAGCCGGAGAAAGCAGAATGGATGATGCAAGCAACCTTCCGTTTTCGGAAATCGAGTTAAGCAAAGATGAAAGAAAAATGCTTAAAGCGTTGGCAACCAGCAGAATATTTGCGACAGATGATATTCTTCAAGCTGCACAAAGGCTGAAACATTTTGGGTTTGCGGAGCTGCACCCGATCCCAAGCAATCCCGGCGTTCCAGTTCTATCGTTTGGCGCGTCTATTGCGATCAAAATAGAAGATCGCGGAAGAGACTACTTGTCGTATATCGATCAGCGTAAAAAGTCCACAAAGGCTAATCGACTCCACGACCTAGTGATTGCAATAATCTCATTCCTGCTCGGGCTGCTTACGTCTGAACATTTCTGGAATTTCCTGAACAAATGTCTGTCAGGATTCGAGGGCTAAAGTCGCTGCAAACTGCTTTAAGCTTTTTTTCGCAGACAAGCACGATGTCGCCGCCGGGGCTGGTCGCACCGATCGCGTGTTCGCACATCCGGCACGCTTCTCCGCACTCATCTTTTGTAGAAATTTCAGTTCTGATTCTGCTCAGCTGCAACATAATGTTATCGTACTTTTCTCTGCTCAGAAACATTGTTTCGCTCCTTCCACATTTTAACAAGCTGCCGCTTCTCGTCGACTGTAAGATCTAATAAATACCGAAAATCTCTATCTGTTAGCGTTATTTCTTCACTCTTATTGTAGCACATTTCCTGCAAATCATCTACCATTTTAGACTCCTATCTCCAAACTTCCAAATTTCAACGTCTATTTTTGTGCAGGTTCGGCATTGCGGCTGTTTCGTTTCGGTGATACCATACAAGTATTACCAAAATATATGGAGGGCGATGTTGTATGCAGAAGCAGATCTATCACGTAACCTGCCCGCGGTGCGGGGAAGAGTTTGACGAAAGAGAGAAGTTCTGCCCGTACTGTCAGACTCTGAACAGAAAAATCGTATGCAAGACGTGCGGTGCGCAGATCAACGCGAAGGTAAAGCGGTGCCCGGCTTGCGGGGCAAAAAACAAAAAGAAGTTGTCTCCGCTCGGAAAAGTGCTTGTCGCGATTCTGTGCGCTCTGTGCGTTGTCAGTTTATCAAGCATGATTTCGGTAGCTCCCTCTTCGCCGCAAAACTATGAGCCAAATAACGAACTCGAAAAGCAAACGGAGAACACAGGCACCGAGTATATACTTGAAAGCGAAGAAGACAAGCCGAAAGAGCTTTCTCGCGAAGAATACATAGCGCAATGTGAGGATCTTTCTTATTCCGCGATTTCAAGAGATCCGGACGATTACAAGGGAAAAAAAGTTGTAATAAGTGGAACAGTCATTGAAGTTCAAGAGGGCTTCCTAAACTCCGTCACGCTTCGTGTGCAAACGCCTTTTGGGATCTGGTATGTAACATACTCAAGACCGGAAGGAGAAAGCCGCATCTTGGAGAACGATCAGATCACGTGCTACGGTGAATGCAAGGGCGTGCAAACTTATATTGCTGTGCTTGGCAACCAGGTCACAATACCGTCTATGCGCATGGAGTACTATGACTAGTGCAGGATCCGCGGCTCCCGCCGTTTATCATGCTCCTCACCCACATCTGAGACGCAGGAAAATAGCATAGGCAGCCCCTTGATATAATCAAGGCTGAGACTATGCACATCCCGAAACAGCGCGCCGTCGACGATGATGTTTACTTTCCCGTTTTCAAAGCGAATATTGATGCTCTGCATTTGGTGTACCTCCATATTTTAGAACGTCCGTTCAAGAATTTCAATTTGGAATCTTCCACAAAGAACACCTGGCATTTTCTTCGTCCGGTAACCCTCGTAAGCGGCAATTATGGGACAGACTATTTTGTATAATGGAATGTTTAAGATCGCCCCACCGTCGCTCCACCGACGGTGGGGCTTTCTCACGCGCCTGTAACAAGCATAGCAAAAGCGGCAGAAATGTCCACCCTCAAATTGGTAAAATCATACCCGTGGTGGAAGAATCAGTGAAATATGTGTGAAAATGGAGGTATATCATGTCGGCAATTCAGGAGCTTGCCCCATATATTTCTGCATATCAGGGGAACATCAAGCGGGCGAAAGAAGATCAGCATTACACCATCGACAGACTTGTCGAGGAATCCGGCGTTTCCAGATCGGCTGTGACGAAGCTCTGTGCAGGAATACAGCAAGACCCGAAACTGTACAATTCTGCCGCGCTGTGCCGCGTTCTCGGTCTGTCGCTGGATGAGCTGTTCGGGCTTGTCCAGCCCGCAGAAAGCCCGGAAGAACTAACCGAGCAGATTCATCACGTCGAAATTGAAAACGCCAAGCTGGAGGCAACAGCGGCCGCGCAAAGCGCACAGATAAAGTCTACACATACAATGTGTTACGTCCTCGCCCTGTTTTGCATGCTGCTCTCCTTTTCTCTGATTGCCTGCCTTGCGACGGATGCGCAGATTCGAAGCACAGGTCTCATTCGCGATGGAGATTTGTCCGTAGCTGCATGGGTTTGCATTGCCCTGATCGTAGGGTCAGCGCTGGCTTCGGCAATTACTTTCTATGCAATCCGAAAAGAACGTGGAGGGAAACATGGAGTGCATCAAGTGTAAAAAGGAAATCCCAGACGGCGCGCCCTTCTGCTGCTGGTGCGGGAAAAAACAGCAAACAAAAAAGGCCACAAAACGCGGGAACGGCACTGGCTCGGTATACCGGCGCAACGATAAATGGGTAGCGGAAATAACAAAGGGATACCGAGAAGAAAACGGATCTGTAAAGCGCGTTGTCGCTCGGAAATGCGGATTCCGCACAAAAAAAGAAGCGCTTGACTACCTGCCGATGTTGGCCGGGCAGAAGAAGCGTGAAAAAGCAATTACATGGCGCGAACTCTACGAAATGTGGCTCCCCACTCACAGAGCTGGGAAATCCACAATTGATTGCTACAAATCAGCCGAAAAATACTTTTATCAAGTTGAGTTCTGGAAACTGGAAGATATAGAAATAGATGATTTGCAGGAATGCATGGACGAATGCCCGAGAGGAAGAAGAACAAAAGAAAACATGAAAGCGTTAGCAGGGCTTATGTACAAGTACGCAGTTCCGCGCGGCTACGCAGAACTGAATTTAGGGCAATATCTGATTGTCAGCGGAGAGTTCGGGGCGGCGAGAGAAAGCTTTACGCAAGAACAGATTGAAAGAATACGAGACGCTGTCGGCGTAATTCCGTTCGCGGATTATATTTATGCAATGTGCTATCTCGGCTTCAGACCATCAGAACTGCTGGCCCTGAGCGTTGACAGCTACGATGCGAATAAAAAAACGCTGACCGGTGGTGCGAAAACGGAGGCTGGAAAAAATCGTGTCGTTCCCATTAGCCCGAAGATCCAGCCCATTATTGATCGTCTTTACGCAGGAAAAGCGTCCGGCGCGTTGTTCTGCGATGAAAAAGGTAACCAATTTTCCTATGATAGATTCCGGGACGCTGTTTTTTACCCCACACTAGAAGCCGTCGGCATTGAAAACCCAATGGTAAACGGAATCCACAAATATTCGCCGCATACATGCAGGCACACATTCGCGACATTGATGAAAAAAGTTGTTGCGCCTGACAAGGATAAAATGAAATTGATCGGCCACGCGAGCCCTGAGATGCTCCGGTACTACCAAGACGTGAATCTGGAAGACTTAAAGGAAATCATAAACGCGATCTAGGATAAAAACCGGAGTGTAACCGGGAGTGTAACCCAACGTGATTTCTCGAAATCTGGCGTGATTTTTCCTTTACGGAGGAGAAAAGAAAAAGCCCTGAAACCTTTGCGGTTTCAGGGCTTTTCCCATTTTACATTGGTCCGAGTGACTGGATTCGAACCAGCGGCCTCTTGAACCCCATTCAATAAAAAACGCAGTAATTTCAACGGTTTTTCTTGCTCTCGAGTGTAATAAGAGTGTAACCGGTTTTATCTTGCATCGGATATCTTCCGCATAACGGAATCATACACGCTTCGCTTGACAAGTAATACCGTATCCATCAGCTCGTCCACGATCGGCCAGACTTTGGACGGGTCTTTTTCTGCGATGGCGCGCAGGAAGTCACTGTCTCCGTAGCTGCCTACCATATGCGTAGCCGCTGCCTGCGGAACTGCCGCCTGCACTGCAGGTGCATTGGCTCCGGAATAAGCGTGCACGCGCGAACTCCGGCTCCCCTGTTCGTCCTCCCGCATCCTGTCGCGTATCACATAAAGATCTGCCAGTTTGGCATAATTGGGATAGCTGGATTCCTCATATTCCAGCCGCGCTATCTCCTTGCGGATCTCGGCTTTATCCAGCATATCATATCCCCCTTATGCCCGGTCGATCTGCTCCATGCAGCGGCGGATGGCTTCGCGGGTCTTATCGTCGTCCGCGTCGCGCATCATATCCTCCAGCTGCGCATGCATGTGCTCGCGGGCGTCGGTGCGGCTGTAGCGGCCCATTGCGTCGCGGCGGCGCCCACGATATGAACTTCCGCGTCCATATGTGCCGCGCATATCCGCTTCCCATTCGCCGTCGCGGGAATATCCGCCGTCCTCGAGCATTTCAATCTTATAGGCGTTTTTGATGGAACTCGTCAGCTTCTGGATCGCGTCCAGATCGCCCGCAGACATTTCGCGCTTGTCTGCGATCTCGTCCAGCTCCTTGCAGAGCATTTCGCGGAGATTTCTCAGATCATACATGTTGCTTCCTCCTTTCAAGCCACACGCTCGACGGTCAGGTTGCTGTTTGCAAAATTAACCGCCTGCGTGCTGGTGTTGCGCATGCCTACCGTCACGCAGCAGCCCTTCGGTACGCTTACCTGCGCGGAAACATAGATATTAAAGTAGTTTTCGACCGCAGCCGGAGTAACAGTTGCAGTCGCGCTAGTCAGAGCTTCGCCGTTAATCGCAAGCGCGGCGGTGATCGCCTCGACTGTGCCACCGGTCGGGATAGCGATATTGCCGCCATAAGAGACCTTAAAAATCGCTCTGCACTGGTTGGTCAGTCCGCGAAGGGTTACCTGCCCGCTGCCCTTGCGGTGCACGATACACGGTTTGCTGCTAACTGCAGTTTCTGTCAGCGGTACGTTCTGCCCAGCGGCGACGCTGACGATGTTGGAATTGGTAAATTCGGCCATAAAATCAGTCCTTTCGTAAAAATATAGCGGCGGAGCAGTCGCCCCGCCGCGTTGCTGTCGAGTATCGGCAATGGGGCCGACCATTTTCGTGAGGCCACGAAAAAGCTCTACGGTATGGAGTTGTTACGCGCAGTTGCCGCAGCCGTAATTGTAACCGCCGTTATAGCCGTTGCAGCCTGCGTACTGGTACGGTGCAGGAACCGCAAAAGAAGGAACGGGGCGAGGATTGTAATACGCAAACTGACCGCTTACATAAGATTTGAGCGTGTCATTCTGCGCCGCCTGCGATGCCGCCAGCTGGTAGCCGAAAAGCTGCTGGTTCTGCTCGGCAATCTTCGCGTCCTTCGCCGCAAGTTCCTGCGCCGTCAGACGCTGGTCGATGCTGCGGAAGCCGCAGTTCATCGCGTCGATGATGTCGCGCGTGGTGTTCTGCACGGTGTTGCGGGTGTCACATGCCTGCGTCGCCATGTCGTAGCGTACCTGGGCGATTGCCGCGCGGTTTTCGCAGCAGCACTCCTGTGCCTGCATCGCCATGTTGTTCAGCTGCTGCATAAGCGCAGCCTGCTGATTGCAGCGGGAAAGTTCAGCGTTCGAGAAGCCGGAAGTCACAGCCTGTGTCACACCTGCAAAGCCGTTGAGCATGCCCGTATTCATGGCGTAGAAGCCATCACAGATACCGTTGTTTACGTTGTCAAGCTTGCGCTCGATGTTGGAGAAGTCAGAGGCCAGCACATAGCCGTCTACAACGCCGCCGGAATTCCTGCCGTTGTTGCCGAATCCGTTTCCGTTGCCGCCCCAGCCGCAGAAAATGGCAAGGAACAGGATGATGATCCACCAGCCATTATCACCGCCAAAGCCGCCCCATCCGCCACCTGTCATGCCGGTAGGCGCAACGGGCATTGTCATGGTCGGAGAGCCGTCATTCAAACTCATATTTTTCATTCCTTTCGTAGATTCAAAATATTTATCTCAATCGTGGCCACGAATTGAAATCTGTTATCCGAGCAGCTGTCGGAACTGCCCAGCCACCTGCTGCAGCTGATTTAACTGCTGCTGTGATATCTTCCCGCTTTGCACCAGCTTTTCGACCTCTGCTTTTGGATCACCATGAAAGCTGTTCTGAAACTGCCGGAACTGCTGCACCATATTTTGAAATTGCCCCATCTGGCCGGGCATTTGCCCGCCGCCGAGCGCGTTAAACAGTGGGTTCATTGTCCGCCTCCTTTATCTTTCGCGGTCTGACGCTTGGAGCGGCCAGCTTCGCCACAAGCTCGTCAAACTCCTTGCGCGTCACGTATTCCTCCATCATGTCTTTTCGCGCCGCTGTGGGCGTTATAACGGCCTGTGCGCGCTCTACAAGATCATACGTTGTCATGCTTGGCTTGCCGCTTGCATCGGCCTTTTTCACATACACGACCGGCGCGTTCATATCCCAAAGCGTTACCGCGTTGTTGGGCGCGACGATAAAGTCGCTTGCGGCCTGCTCGTTCGGGATCCAGATGATCGACTGATTCTGCGGCTGCTGGGGCTGCGGCTGGTAGACCGGCATCTGCGGTGCAGGCTGGTACTGCGGGCGCATCATTGGCTCCTGCATTGGCTGACTGATTGGTTGGCCGATTGGCTGATTATAAATCGGCTGCTGATACACATACGGCTGTTGTCCAAACATCATGCTTCCTCCTTTGCCCAATAAAACAGTGGAATTTCACTCCCAGAATCCCACGTGTCAAAATACGTCCCATCTTTCACGCACACAACGTGGCTTGATAACGCCAGCACATACACGCCGCGCGGATGGTCTGCGCAGAAATCCGCGACGGTATAGCAGTCCGGGCACGTGTTCGGGATTACGTTTCGTGCAAAGCCATGCTGCCGCAGGTAAGCGCTCCACACGCTGTTCGCGCTCGGCAGATCGCCCATGATGAGCCCCTGCAGGCACAGGCCGATATACACCTCGTCCCAGCTCTTCCCGGTCGCCTTTGCGATAGCCCGGACGGTGCAGTCCCCGACCTGCCGACCGGCTGGGTTCGGATTAAAATAAGAAAAGCCCATACCGAACACTCCTTTGATGTGTCCAGTATGGGCTTTTTTTCGATTCCTTGTGCCTCAGTTGTGCATCAGACCGACATCACTTTTGTTCAGCTCGGGAGATTGCCGGACGCGGCCTTCATTCTGGCCATGATTTCCGGCAATCGCCGCTGCACGGTGGCGCGACCAAGATACAATTCTGTTGCAACGTCCACTTGCGGGAGCTTATCCACGAAATAAAGCTGCGCGATTTGCGAATTCTCCCGTCCAAGATTGGCCTGATAGATCACGGTTTCCATGCCTTGCCGCGTCAGGCTGTTTAGCTCCGGAGGAAGCTTATACCGCGCTTGCGGAGACATAGCGCCGCCTCCTTACTTCATTGCTGCTGCCAGCTTCTTGAGAAGATCTGCGCCGTACTTGTACGCCGCCAGATAGTCGATCGTGCCGTCCGCAAGCCCGGCCTTGGCTTTGATCGTTGCCTTTGCGTCCTCGACGGCCCTGTCGACCGTTTCCGTATCGTACTCTACCCACGGGAGCTTTCCGTGCTTCTTCCACACACGGCTGTTGTAGCCGCCCTTGAGGCCGATGTTGCCGACGCATGTAATCTGCACGCCATTGTCCCAGATCGGCGTGCATTCGACCGCAAGGCCGTCGCCGATGTACATGCCCCAATGGCCCGGCATCCACAGTCCTTCGCCGGGGACGAGTTTGTCCCAGGCGGATGCGGAGACGTCCTTGCATTTGGCGATCATGCCGTCGGCGGACACGTCCGGGACGGCGTTTCCGGCGTAGCGGGCGCCGCCGTGGTAGGCATTTTTGTTGCCGTTCCATCCCCACAGGATCCCCTTTGTGAGATTCACGCAGTCGAAGCCAAAGTAGCCCTTTCCGATCAGCCCGCGGAATCTGGCCTGCTTTGCGGCGTCGTACCAGTCCGGGTATTGCTTTGCCTTCTCAGTGATGATCCCATCCGTGACCGGCGAGCCGAAGCAGCCCCACATGTAGACAGTCTTGTAGTTTTTCGCGACGTCGATATGCTTCTTGACGAGTTCAGACGCTTTCATGACCCTCATTTCTGCGTATCCTCCTTCGTGCTGCCGCCCTCGATAGCGTCCTGCACCTTCTGGCTCTGCGTGCCGAAGTAGAAGGTGATGACCGTCAGGAAGATGGTCAGGAAGTCCTTGCCGGAGATATCGCCCCGCAGGGCGAGAACGGCGAAGATGATGGTCAGGCCAAGTGTAACGATGGATTTGACGCTCAGGAGATTCCCGAGCCGCTTGATGATGTTTTCCATATGTACCCCTTTCGTGGTTCCGGTTATTCGTCTTTGTCCTTTTTTGCGAAGACCCGCTTGAACGCGAGCAGAAGCAGTTCACCGCCGAACGCCGCGGCGGTGAACGTCAGCACGGCGGAAAGATCGATATCCAGTTGAAACAGGACCGCGATTGTCTCGAGCAGCACCGCCCACACGAGCGTGAGGGTCAGCACGCGGATGCAGTAGAACACGATGGTCTTGGACATTTCGCCTTTTGTCCAGCGGAGTTTGAATCTCACATCGTCACTTCCTTTCACACTGCACTTCCAGCTGATGCAGGAATTGCTTGACGTCCCCGTTTCCTCCCAGATCTACGTATTTTTTGCCCGCGATCAATCGCTCCGACATCGGCATTTCCTCTGACATGATCGTCAGGCGCAGGATAGACAGGTATTGCTCATCCTGGTGCTTCTGCATCTTGTCGAGCTTTTTGTCGATCTCGGCCAGATGGTCGCCCTGGGAGTCTGCCTGTGTTTTCTTCTTCTGCGCTGCGCCGACGATGGCCTGAATGACCGTCGTCAGCGCGGACGAGCCGAGGACGGCGCAGATGATCGTGATGGTTCCAGCATCCATGTTTTTACCTCTTTTATGTATTTCCCGGCGGTCAGTCGTTGGCCATTTTGATGTAGGTCACTGTGTCGTCGGAATAGCTGACGTTCGGCAGCGCATTGCCGCCGAGCTGGTTATAAAGCTCCGGGTAGTCCGTCTGCGAGAAGGCCGAGCCGTCGCAGGCGTGCCACGGGGCGGCCAGCTCCCGCACGGTGACGAGTAGATCGCCGATCTTGTATTGCGGCGTGGAGAGCTTGTCCAGCGCGTCGTTGATGGTCGGGTCGGCCGGAGCGTCGCCCGCCGTCCAGAGGAGGGCGGCAGTTTCGTCGGTCAGCAGATTCGCCTTGACAAGCGGTGTTTCCTCGGCCAGCGGTTCGTCTTCCAGCCGGAGCCAGACCTGACGCAGCGGATTCCCCGCCGCGTCATAGGCCCCGTAGCAGACCGCGCCGTTCGCCAGATCGTTTGTCCCTTTTCTGTCCCGCATAACTCATTCCTCCACGGCCTTGATGTAGGCATGGCTGCGGCTGTCCGGCGTGATATTCGGGATGCGCTTGCTGTCGTAGGTATAGTCGTGGTAGACATTGCGCATGACGGTGGAAGTAGATTTGCAAGAGCCAATCAGGAAATTACCATTTCCGGCTAGAGAAGTAACTTCGTACCCAACATCCACGGAGATAAAGCCAGCGGCGATGTCGTCTGAAATCTGAATCGACGTACCACCTGCACCAGCAAAAAAGCCGTCGAACGCGATCAGATTTCCGACTAGATACTGATTCCCGGTTTTTGTCGTAAAGCTCGTTCCTGCATTCAACGAGTACAGAAGCTTACCAGTGACTGCAGCAACTATGGTGTTTTCATAAACAGCAATCGACCCACCGCCATTCACACCGACAGAAGTCATAGTTTCCCATGTTGTCTGGTCGTGCAATGTTCTGCAGCGATAGAGCGTAGACCCGTTGAAGAAGAAGAAGTATCCAGAGGCAGCATCATAGATAGCGTCTTGAATAGGCGAAGTGCCGCTATAGAGCTTTTCGTCCGTCCACCCTGTGGCAGGATTGGAGGAATGGTAAACGTGCGCATAGTTGTTATATTTATCTGTATAGACATAATAACTCGCGCCGTCATACAGAACATCGAAGTCTACGATATAAGTGTGGTCGCCGATTCCTTCACCAGATTCGCTCATTACAGACCACGAATTTGCAGGATTGGTCGCTGTCAAAAGTCGCACTTCGTAGCTGCTTCCGTATGTGCATAAGCATACGTATTTCAAATTGTAGTAGTGGATGGGACCGATTTGATGTACAGTCGACGGAACTGAACATTTTGCCCACGTTGTTCCGTTGCTGGACCGGTAAAGCTCTACTGTCCCGTCGTCCTTGATTCTGCTGCGGAACCAATACCCATTTGCGTAGGAAATGATATCGTCGGCATCGGAGCTGTCGCCCGCCGTTGTCGCCACAACTTGGGCTGTCCAATCCTCGCTCGTCGCTGCTGCTCTGAGGATGGGGTATAGCTCGGGGTACTGCGCCTGCGTGATGAACCGACCGTCGCAGGGGAGCCACGCGGAAGACGGTGCTTCACGGGACGTCAGCTCGATATCGCCGATGAGGTGCATACCCTTCGATAGCTTTTCAAATGCCTGGTTGACAGTTGGGTCCTCCGGTTTGTTGCTGCCGGGCCAGAGCTTCGAAGCTGTGGCGTCCGAGAGAAGATTTGCCTTGCTGAGAGGCGTTCCCTCGACGGTCGGCGCGTCCTCGCGCCGGAGATATTCATAGTGGTCGAGCGTGCCATCCGCGCGGTAGATGCCATAGCGGATGGCCCCGTTCGCCAGTACCTGTGTCGGTTGTCTGTCTGTCATAGTAATCCTCCCGCGGCGCACTCCGCCGCGCCGGTGTAGCGAAACGCATTTATCACATTGTCGACCAGCGTCTCGCAGATGGTCAGGATGCGTTCGATATCGTTTGCGCCCGCATACGTCAGCAACGCGATCTCCGGCACATCCGGGGCATTTGCGGGGTAGGTGAGCGCGGCGCGGACGTCGCCGATCTGGTCGTGGTATGCGCTGCCCTGTGCGGCTGTTATAACGTCCGTCATAGCCCAATCTGTCTTCGCCTGCCACGTGATATCCCTGCCGCAGACGCCGGTCAGGCGGTCGCGGAGGTAGTTCAGCGCAGTCCCGACGCGGTTGAGGTCAACGGCGTTGTATGCGCCCTTCATCCCCGCCAGCCACTCCGCCAGCTCCGCCGCCGTCATGCCCGCGTAGCCCTTCACAGCCAACTCGTGCACGCTTGCGACGTCCGCTGCCGTTCGGTCGGTGATTAGGGTGTCAATAATCGTACTCATAGAAGCTCCTTAACGCCCGTCGGCTCAATATTAGAAACTCTTAGAGAGTTATCTACTAGGTATGATTAAACTGTAACAAAATCGTTGCTCGACCAATCCGCAACTGCGCCTACCGCGCCCATCCAGACCTTAATCTCTCCGTTGTGCGTGTAGTAAGCGTTCTGGATGAGGGCCATGCCAGAAGCCCACACGATGGGGTTGTCTACCGTGCCGGCTTTGACTTCCTGCTCGACGTACACCTGCCGCACCAAGATCTTGTTGACGTAAATGTTCCGCCAGTCGTAGCCCAGCTTGTCCGATTGCGTCACGTCCTCCGTGATGCCGCCTGCGGCCTGCACGAGCTTACCATCCTTGATAGCAGTTTTGAGCTTTTCCAATTTAGCCTGCGTCATAGACTGCCTCCAGTTCTACAAGCGCGGCTTCCGCCTCGGTAAGCGGGACGGCTGCACCATGCTGTTCGTAGGTGCCGACCGGCTCACTGCCTTTTAGCGTACGCCCTTCCAGCCGGTGCACTGTATCATACAGCGCCCTGTATTTGTTCCCATCCTCGTCCGTCTGCAGGATGGCTTTTTTTGCGCAAAATCCATCTGCTTCGCTTTCCTCGCATGGCACATAGCACCCGTTCTGGTGCAGTTTGATCGGGATTACACTGTCTGCGTATCCGTCAAACGTTCCTTCTCTTGTGACGATATACATGCTTTCCTCCGATCTTTTCCGCGTATATTTGTTTCAGCCGGCTTGTGCTTGCGGTACGCAGCCGGTTTTTCCAATACCCGTTTTCCTGACCCGGCCATTTTTCATCCGCAAAATCTTCTCCGCATCCATGCTTTGCATACCATCGGTACAAATCGCTCAGCATTTTCTGCCGCTCGGCACCTTCCTGCGTGTTCGGCCTAAAATGCTCCCATCCGTTTTCGGACGTTACGGCGCATATCCGTCTGCCGTCCGGCGCGATCAGAAATCCTCCGTCTTCCGTTACAGTCGTTCCATACCGGAGATTAAACTCCCCATCTATTCCTGCTCCACGGAACCGCTTATATACGATATACCCCATGCACTTGTCCCTCATACGCAAAAGCCGGGGGCAAAGCCAAGCGAATAGTTCGCACTGAAGCTGCCGAGCGTGCCTCCAGTGTACACATTCGTGAAACTCTCGGAATAGGTGACAACCGGGGAACGGAGCCACCAATAAACGGCTGTGCTTGTCTCGCTGTGCTTGTATTTTACCTTGCTGTTTCCGGCGCTGTAATACGAATACTGCGCCTGTTTTTTGGATTCGTATGTATTCCCTCGGCTGATCGTCCCAAATACTTCGTACTCAGACAGCAAGAAGAAATAGTCCGTTGTCGCTGTTACATCGCCTACAGCACTGTCGTTGCCTGTGTAGCCTGTGTTGTCCGTGTACTTCGTCACGGATTTCAGCACCGCGCGGAGCGCTGCCGGAATGACCGCAATGATCGTGCCGGAATAGCTTGATAGGTTTGTGCCGCAAATTGCCTTTCGCATGTTTGACGATGCCCAACCGCCAGAGCTAGATTGGTTAGTACGCATTTGAAATCCGCCGTCGGTACCTTTGTAGTAGTAGTCGCATAGCGCAACGTCCGTGCCGCCGGACAATGCCGTTTTGCCTAACTGGAAATGAATGCGGTTTGTTCCTTCGACGCTGGAATTGTGATTGAATCCAATGATGAACACATACGTCGTGACGTTGGATAATGTCAACGCGCCAACTCTGCCGTTCAGTGTGACCGCCTTTCGGTCGCCGATGCTCCAATAGTTCGCGCCCTGTCCCGCGTCAGAAATGTCACGAATAGTTTCCCACGTACAATCGTTCAATTTAGGTATAAATAGCAGAGATGTATTGTACGAAAATCCAACGTGCACGATAGTGCTATTGCTCGTTTCCTCACCTAAAGTTGCACTAACCGTCCAGTCTCCTGCTTCAGGCACAATCAAAGTACACGTTCCATTGACCGAGGTGCCGCTCACAGACAGGTTACCTTTTGTCGCTGTGACTGTCGCACCGGCGGATACCGTCACGACAATCTGCAACTGTGGGACAGTCATGGTGCCAGTAATAAGCTCACCGCTCGCGTCGTGCGCAGTCTCGCCCTGTGCAAGCTTCGCTGCCGTAACGGTATCCGCCGTCAGATCGAGCTTGACCACACCATTGATTTCAACCTTGTTGACTGCCACGATTAAGCACCTACTTTCAATGTCTGGCCTCCCTGAGCGTTATCGGTGTAGGTGACAGGAATTGCAGCAACCGTCACAGAAGACAGATAATTGTAATCAGGACTGTCAGGTGTAACTTCCTGCTGTGTGAATGTCGGAGTAACCGTCTTCGCCTGAGGCTTCACGCCCTCAGAACCAGACATAGTGCCTTCAACACCGAGCACTGTAATACCCTCACGGATGTTGGCTGGAATCAGCTTTGCAGCCTCATCAGCATCGATAGCAGCATCACCAGAGCCGTCGTGGAAGCCCATCGGAATAGGCACAGGCGTGTCTTTATTGGTAATTTTCAGGTGCTTTGCACCATTGTTAGGCATTGTACCAGTCAGCTTGGAACCTGCCACATATGCTGTCTTATCCTTCAGGATTTCTGCAGCAACGGCAGTTGCATCGCTGGTGTCAGCATCTTTCGTACTGGTACCAACGATAGGTGCGCCAGATTTGTCATGGGCTTTAATGCCCTCAGCCAGCTTATCAGGAGTGATATCGTCCTGAGTAAGGTCGAGTTTAACTTCAGTACCAATGATAACCTTGTTTACATATTGATTAGCCATAATATTCATCCCCCATAATGAGTGTTGCACCCCCCGCATCGTTCGAGACGATATACTGGGGGATCTTCTTGACGGTTACATTGTCTTTCAGGAAGCGGTCCTTCGTTTCCAGCGAGACCGCCTCATAGATCTTGGGCGTGACCTCGTATGCCCCGGTGTAAGGTTTGGCACCCCCGGCGGATATGGAGGCCGAGAAGCCGAAGGAGACGTCGCTGCCTCCGCCGGTGTCAAAGCGCAGCGCGCGATTTCCGGCCAGCTCAAACGTGACCGGCGTCACTGGAACCATTACAGCACCACCTTTGACAGCGCGTGCAGAACGTCGATCTGCTGGATCGGGGAGCCGATGACGTCCCCCGAGGTAAATTTCACACGCACCTGCATCTGGCAGGTCTTCGGGAGCTTGAATGTCTCCTGCTGCGTCAGCGGGAAGCGGAACTTCCCGTCCTTGTATTCGACTTCGCCGGGGTATTTCTTCTGCAGGTACAGAAGCGAGACCTCGACGGTCTCGATATCGTTGATCTCGAGCGCTTCGCCGTTGTTCGTGATGGAAATATCGATGTTATAGGCATCACCCTGAACCATAGGATGCACCTCCGTTTCTCAGGATCCTACAATTTCACACTCCGCAGCCGCGATCCCGCTGAGCAAGATACCCATGCTGGTGATCGTGCCGGTGATCGTGCTGCCCCACGGCGTCGTCGTTTTGACGTAATCGCCGGGGGTCTCGCCGTCCATGACGATCCGCACGCTGTGGGTCTGACGGCGCATGTAATAGTCATAGACGTGCTGGGCAACCGCGGCGACGTTGCTGCTGCTGACCAGTGTGGCGTCCCTGACCTCGACGACGTTTGGCTTCGTCGTGGCCGTGACCTTCGGATTGGCCTTCGTCGTGACAGTGGTCGTGTGGTAATACGTCGTGCCGTCGACCTCCACGCTGTCGCCGCTGCCGGTCGTTTTGTACGCATGCGCCGTCACGCGCACCTCCGTCACTGGGGAAGATGTTTCCACGCTGCCGCCGGTATAGAGCCGGTCAAGCGGGATCTCCGCCGCCTCGTCCGCCGCGAGCTTGCGCACCTTGATCCCGCGCGTGCCGCTGGTGTCGATGGTGGCGCAGATGGCAAATGCGATCTGCTGCAGCGCCTCGCGCTTCGTGCAGTCCGGGATGTAGCCCGTGACCTTCGCGTCATCCAGCGCGGAGTCGTATTCCAGTGTGAAGTGCCCGGCAAGGATCGTCTGTATCAGCGTCTTTGCGGACGCGCCGGAATAGATCGCAGCCGCAAACGGCTCGCTATCCATGACGCCGAGGGCGTCGATGCAGGAAATATCATAGACGCTCACGCTTTTCCGGGAGGACGATTCGATATAAAACACGCCGATCAGGTGGTCTGAGTCATACGCGCTGACGGGCTGCTTCTGCTGGAAGACGTAGTCGATATCGTCCGCGCTGTCCAGCGAGAAGTCGAGTGTGTTGATCTCCAGATCTTCTGAAATGATGTTCATGCCCTCCGTGACCCGGACGGAGCGCAGCTCTCTCCGCTCGAACTCCCGGACGATTCCGAAGAAGATCTGCGAGATCTTCGCGTAGTGGTTCGGCAGGTGGGTCTTATTGATCTGCACGACGAGCTTGTTGTATAAGTCGACCTGCTGCTCGCAGAAATACTTGTACGAGTTCGGCGTGAAGGTCTTGCTCGCAAGCTGTTCTTCGCCGTTGTACCACATCAGGACAATCTCGCTGCAGTAGTCACCCTCCGATCCGTCGAAGTAGAAGAAAATGCCCGGGGAGGAGAACTGACCATTCAGGGAGATCGTGATCGTCGGCGCTGCGTCAAACGTGCAGTCGTCGTTGCTTTGCACCGCGGACCAGAATGCGGCCCGCTGGTTCCCGAGCAAGACGCGCGTCCCGTCTAGGACCCACTGGTTCTGCTCGCAGGACGCCAGCAGCCCGGCGTCCGTGCCGTAGGGGAGCAGGGCAGGGTTCGCAAAGTCTTTCTTCGCCGTCGTCGTTACCGTCGACGCATCTGCTGCGCCGACCGCGACGTCTTCATATACCACTCTTACGCTCATGCCGGGGTCCTCTTCGGTTTCATGGCAACGAAATTGACGGTCAGGTTCTGCCAGCTGTTTTTCCCGGCATAGCTGGACGCCAGCTCGTCGTCGCCATTTGCAACATACGCGTCGAACGTCATGGTCGTCTGCGCATAGGGGACTGTCAGTACGTGGCTGTCTGCCGGTGCGGAGATCGTTTCATAAAACTCGTCGTATTCCTCGGGGTCCGACGTCACGGAATCAATTTCCAGACTGTAATTGTAATAAGTACCGATGATGTCGCGCGTCATTGCGCCGGTCATCACGCGCCCGGCGTTGTCGCCGTCGAGCACCGAGAACGAACGTTTCAGACTCACAACGTGCAGATTCGGATACGCTTTGCCGTCAAGGCTCAATACACTTGTCATGTTCTCACCCCCGCCAGACGAACGCCAACGCGCTGCGTCTCGTCGTTGTTCGCCTGATATACCGCGCGGGCAAACTCGCGCTTATCGACCTGCATCACGACTGTAATGCTCCGGCCTCCCATGCCGCCCGTCTCATTCATGGCCTGCTTAAAGGCCTGCACCATTGTGGCAAGCGGCGTTTCGATATTCGTTCCGCTTTTCTGGTCTCCCAGCACAGCCATAAACTCCCGGTTCGGCGGGATGACCGCGCCAGAGGCTAGGCGGGGCAGCGATACACGGGAAACAGGCGTGATATTGATGCCAAATGATTTTCCGCCAACAAGCGGAACCCAATCTGGAACTTCAAAGTGGATTTTGTTCAAAGCGGAAATCAAAAGGTTAATTCCGTCAATGATGAAGTTAATCGCGCCTTCGACCGTACCGACAATGAGATTCCAAACGCCTTTCAGAATATCTAGGACGCCGTTCCATGCTTTCTTCCAGTCTCCGGTGAATACGCCGGTCAGGAAAGTAATAAGGCCACTGAGGATCTTTTTCCATGCGTTGTACTGGTCGGAGAACAGCTTTCCGATTGTTTCAAAAATCGCAGCAAGTGCCGGGTTCTTGCCCTGCAGCCATGTAATAAATGCGCTCCAAGCGTCTTTGATGGAGTTTACAATCGCGTTCCACGTCTGCTTGAGCCCTTCCCAAATTTGTTTCGCGCCTTCTGCGGCAAGCTTTAAGTCTCCCGTAAACACGCCCTTGAAGAACTTCCCGAATCCGTCTATGATATTTTTCAGGCCTTCGATTAGTTCTTCGCCATGTCCGGTAAAGGAAACAAGTGCAACCAGAGCGGCAGCAAATCCCGCAATCAGGAGTGGAATCCAGCTACCCGTCAGAAGCGAAATGCCGATACCGGCGGCAAGTAGCCCCGCGATGATCGTAAGCGTATTTACTAAATTGAAGCCATTTTCAATGACATCCTTGATTCCGACAACCAGCATAGCAAGACCGCCCACAACAAGCGCAATTCCTGCTGCTATCGGGCCAAATGCGATTGCAAGTCCGGCGGCCAGCGCGGCAAGCCCCGCAAGCATTCCGAGGAAATTTTGCAAATCAATTCCGTTATTCCAAGCATCCAGCCAGAAGTACACAAGCGCAAACGCACCGGCAACAGCAAGGGCGATACCCCAAATCTTGCTCAGGTCGTTCGTGAACAAGCTCGCGATTTTCCACGCAAGAAGCCCTGCTGCAATAGCGCCTACCAAACCGAGAATGTCGTGGAGCTTGTCCTCTGCCATGTCGAGATTCGAAAAGTCCGGCGCGATCTCCGTTGATGCCGCGCCTCCAGCACCACCACCTGCCGCAGAAGCGGAATTATCGGTTAGCTGGTTGATCTCGTCAAAGCTTGCCATGCTCTTGCTTGCGTCCTCCGCTGCAGAGCCGACGCCTTCCAACGCTTTCTGTTCTTCATTCAATCCTTGTGCGGCTGATTTCTGCGAAGACCAGCTTTTCCCGGACAGCATACCGAAGAACTTCGCGATAGCTGTAACAACCTGTGTCAGAATGTTCACAAGCTTCACAAAAACAGGAATCACGACTTGAAGAATCGGCTGAGCCAGCGTCAAAAACGCCGCCTTAAGCCGCGCAACCGCTGCACGCGCCTCCTCGTTCTGCATGATTGTTTTCCCGAGCCATGTCCGCAGGCTTTGCAGCGCTCTAGTAATCAGAGAGAACACCAGGACACGCTTAAAAAGCCCGGAAACACGCTTGCTGAACGTGTTCATGCTGTCGGAAACATTTTTTGCGGCAAACTCCATCCGTTCGGACGCGCCGCTTGCGTTTGTAATCTCTCGCGTAAGCTCTCCTGCGCGTGTCTTCGCCGCGTCCAGCGCGGAGGTCTGCTCCATTACCTTGTCCGTAATTTTTGCGTACTTGCCGTCCAAGCTCTCAACGATCTTGTCTTGCTCTTTCAGACGCGCTTCCTGTTCCTTAATCTGTGCAGCAACTTCGGATTGCCGACTGTATGCAGAAATATACGCATCAGGCGATGCAGACACCTCGCCGGATGTGACCTGCCGCAGCCGCTCAGATTCTGCACGCAACGATTTCAACGCAGTTTCTGCCTGTTTTGCGGATTCCTTTGCCGCGTCAAGCTGTGCCTTGATCCCGCTTTGCTCGCCGCTGCTCTTTTTCAGGTCAGTTTCCAGCTTGTCAATTCTCGCTGTAAGTTTATCAAGCTCCCGCTGTGCTTTTTTCGCATCAACTTCCGCCTGCACAACGATTTTCCCATCTGCCATTTTCTCACCACCTTATTTTGAGACACCCCACGCTGCCAGAATATCCTTTTCTGCGTCTGTGTAATTCGTTTTCAAATCAATAATTTCACGGTTTCGCCTGTAAAACTCTCGTTCCTGCTTGTCAAGAGGCTTCCCGCGAGATTTCTTGTCCCGGATACTTACCACATGGGCAAACAGGCAGTCTCCAATTTCCTGATAATAGGATAAAAACGTATACCAGTGCAGATATTCCAATGCACGGATTTCGCAGCCTGCAATTCTGTTGATGGGCGCGACAATCATCTCAAAGTCCTGCTCCCACGACATCAACGTCGGCTGCTTTTTTTGCTCCTTTTGGTCTTGCTCGTGGTCAATAAACCTGAAACATTTCCGCAGTGCTTCCTCATAATCTGAAAACGGAATATCGTCAAAGTCAGGGTAGAATATCTCAAGGGCGGCAATGGCGCGCTCCTCTTCCGTCAAATCTTTATCAGAAAGAGCGGCGAGGATATCCAGCACCGCTCTATAATCTGATTCGATCTGATATGTTTTGCCGTTTACCTCGGCTGACGTCGGGAGCGCGTAGATCAGCGCTTTCTTTTCGCCCATCTGTCCGTGTACTGTTTTACTCTTGGGCTCAGTCTGGTTTTTTCGAGATCGAAACCAGCGTCCATCTCGTCGATGACAGCAAGCATAAGATTCGCCCATACCGGCAGACCATTTGCAAGCGCCATTACGTTTGTCCTGAACACTTCAGTGCAAATCGGCTTTCCAAAAATTCCGTCGATTTTTTCGCGAATCTCCGTGTCGAACTGATCTGCCAAATCGAGAATTTTTTTCGGGTCCGTCTCGTTTTCGGCGCGTTTTGCGTATTCATGCTGTCTGGATTCCAACTCTTCGAACAGCGAAAACAGCTTTTTCGCAAATTCGCTGTCCGTCGGGTTGAACTCTACACTCACGCCGCCGTTAATTTGGAAGGACTGTACGCCAGTATCAAATCTGATATCTGCCATTTATAGCCCCTCCTTACGCCGCAGAATCCGCCGTGAATGTAACTGCACCGTTGCTGCCGACCGCAGCCGTTCCGGTCGTGCGCGTACCGCCCAGCGTCACATCGAACGGCATGCCGACAAAGCCACCACCCTCACCGCCGAGGCTCGCGGGCTTGACCATTGTTCCGTCGTAACGCTCCGCAAAGACTGCTGTCTTGGCCGTGCCTGCGTAAAAATGAACGATAAGAACGTCCTGATTCGCCAGTGCTGCTGCGTCCTGGTCTTTGATAGCCAGGTTCCACAGCTTGACAAGCGCCGCGTCGCCTGCGTCCAGCTCGCACGGGTCAAAGCTCTGCGTGATGATGGGCTTCTTCATGGTGGTTCTTGTAGTGCCGAGGATATCCTTACTGGAATCCTCCTGCCAATCGTACTCCATGCTGGAATCCGTGACGCGCTTGCCGAACGGAGACCAGACAGGCGTAGACGACTCGCCGGTATTCAGGTATGCGATCAGCAATTCGCGGTCAATGGTCTGGCCAGCAGTGGTATTAAAGGTCATGTCTGCCATAATTAAATCACCTCATATTTCATCTTCATTAAAATTTGATGGTCTTCCCATCCGCCCTGGTACACGGCGAATACCGCTGCGCGGCTGACCGCTTCCATTCGGCGGACACGAACGCCATCTCCCAGAGACGGATAATTCTGCATCGCCCAATCCCCGAAGCGGTTCAGTACCGCATCAGCTTTCAGGCGCTTGTCGTTACTCCCGCCCGGCTTGATACGGGCTATGATTTTGAACTGGTATTCTGCCTCATGCCCACCGAGTAAGTACCTTCTTGTGATGTACGCGCCTTGAATCACGGACAGAGCCACGCTTGCAGAATCGGCGGCGAGAAACTCATAATTGATGGTCGCAGCTGGTAGATCGTCATCCGAAAACGAATTTACCCAAACCATCATTTTTCTGGATATGTCCTGTTCTTCCTCGGAAGAAACAAGCTTTTTTTCTTTTTCAGAGCCCATTTTTCACCGCCTTATCTGCAACTCGAATCCATTTGTCAAGATTCTCAGCCTTTGAAGCCTCGAACCAGTGCGATTGTGCCTGCGCGTGTCCGGATGTCGTGAACACAAGGTTTTTGTCTGTCAGAACCTTCGTTCCGCCTTTCGGCGCGTATGTGCTGCCCGTCTCCGGGTCAACCATGACTTTCCCGTAATACAAAAACCGTGCATACGGCCCCGGATAGATGATCGCATTGCCGTCCACCATTGTTCTCTGGTCGAGAGAGCCCGTCAGGAACGGCACATATGGGCTTGTGTCCTTCCGCACCTGCGTTGCAACAATATGCTCTGCTTTGGTGCAGGCCTGCGAGAGCTTTTCCTGCAGCGCGTCAAATCCGTCTGCCTTTACGCTGAATTTCAGCATTACGAGCCTCCGACCTGCCAGTGCTGCATAGAAGGACTGCCGAAGTCCTTCATGTCCACCTTTGTCACTTTGTACACATCATCGTACAGCATCTCGATCTGTTCTTCCGTCTTGTCCGGCTCGACTACTTCGCCCTTCACAAAGAAGGTTGTGCCGCCGTTACCGTCCGTAGATAGCGTCCAGATTTTGCTTTTATCAGTTGCGCGCCAGAACTCCTGCGGACCGACGTAGCGCTTCTCCGCATCTGTCACGCCGTCTACAGCAGCCGCAGAAAACGGAATGTACAGATTCACCGCATCTGCTCCTTCAAGCCCGCTCGCGCGGACGTTAGCCGCTTTTGACGCTTGGAGCATTACACCGCGAATTACAGTGATATGAATTTTTTGCGTATCTTTGAACGTTTCCGGATCCTGCTCCTGCGTGACGTTGTAGATTGTTACAGTGTGGGGAGCGTACATGCTAAACACCTGCCTCTGTAAAGAAGCCCGGTATGGGCCAGATATTCACGCGCTACGCTTGCAAGTGCGTTCTTCGCCTCCGAAGCCGCTTTCAATGCAGCTACGGAAGAATCGCCGCCGCTGCGAAGCGTCCGGGAATAGCCGCCTACAGTCTCGCTCTGCAATTCTCCTTCGTCAGATGCAAGCCCGGCGGACACATTCTTTCTGGCAAGCTCCTGTGCTGTGTCGATCAGCATATATTGGTCGACTAATGCACAGCAGCACATTTTTACAGCATCCAGCTCCGCAAAATTCTTTACTCGGTTTTGCGTGTAGTAGTCGAGGAAGGAACTGGCGCGTGTCGCCAATCTGCAAAAACTATCCGCGTCTACAGTTCCCATGTAAGTGCCGCAGTAGTATTCATAATCAGCGTAGATCATCACTCCACCCCTTCCAGAACAGCCAGAATTTCAGCCTTTTTCATGGAACTGTTGACCCCTTCCACCCCGTTTTCCTCAGCATAATCAAGAAGCTGCGCTTTCGTCATGCCGGAAAACGTGGGCGGTTCAGAGGCAGGCGCTCTCAACAGTTCATTTAACCCCCCGACGAGATCGTGCCGACTACGATGCCGTCCATGCGCTCTGCAAACAGCGCCATACCGTTGATAACGGTATCGGAAGCGGTCATGTTGGTGTAGTCCGGCTCCTCATGGATGCCGATATAGCCGGTTGCGTCGGTGGTGAAGTCAAACACTTCGCCAAGATCTGCGCCGTTCACGGGGATATAATACAGAACAATGTTGTCCTTCGCCGTAGCGTAGATCTTGCCCTTCGGAACACTGGAATTGAAGATTACAGTGCCAAGACCGAGGAAATTCTCCACGTAGGTCATTCCGAAAGCGGTCTGCAAGGTAATGTTCGCCGTTGCGAGGTAGTCTGCCACATCCAGAGGGTTCAGGAAATAAACCGCACCGATCTCGTCGTCCTCGAACAGAACCTGCAACTGCCCCCACGCCTGCGCAAGGGTAGCCTGGAAGGTCGCGCCCGTTGCCGTTCCTGTGCCGGTGGCGAGGAACGTAAAAAAGTCCTTCCGGATGCCCTTCTGCACGTCCTTGAGCATTTCGTCTGTGGTCATTTCCACCGCCTGATCGTAGCCACGGTCAGTGATAGCCTCCGCAGACGTTGCCTTTCTCCACTTCTTGAGCGTGATCTCCTGATAGTTCACGGGCTCCGTTTTGTACTTGCTCAGGGGAATGGTTTCACCTTCCGCCACAGCACCATCTTCCAGCGTGCCGGTAGCCTTGTAGCTCTTGAGCACGGTGCCAGCCTGCTTTGCGATTTTGCGGGTAACGCCAAGAGCCTCCATCAGCTTCTTGATGGAATAGCCGAACATTTCGGTAAATTCGATCTCGCGAACTCGCGCAAGATCAGCTTTTTTAATCAGCTTAGGATCAACAGCCATTTTTATTCTTCCTTTCTAAACAAATCCATATTTGCGGCGATTGCAGCGCGCCGCTCCGCTCTGTCAGTGATTTGCATGATCTCGTCTTTCGTCATCGCCTTGCCGCCGTCGCTGAGCCGTGCGCCCATGTCCACACGGACAGAAGGTTTGGAGACAAGCCCCTTGTAAGTTCCTTCGATAAGTGCATCAAGGCTCTTTGTGTCCTTGATTTTCTCACCGTCCATCTCCAATGCGGTCATTTCCTCACCGCAGCCGCGCATGGCAAGATCGAGATTTGCGCCTGTGATATTTTTGCTCTCAAAGTAAGCCCGAACAGCCTTTTCCTTTGCCGCCTTGCTTTCCTTTGCTGTAATGCCGGATTTATAAGCCTCGAAGTCCGAGTGTTCCTTTTCGTACTTCTCCTTATATCCGCCATCGCCCGCCGCCTTGAGGTCGTCCAACTGCTTTTGAACGTCGGGCAGTTTCTCCGCATCAGACTTGTACTTGCTGACATCAGCCTTCAAGCCGTCTACGGTGTCGGTATGTGCTTCAATGATGGTGTCCACCTGTTCGTCGGTGAGCCCCATTCCCTTAAGTAACTTTCTCGTTAAAGCCATTTCTATCTTCCTTTCCTTTGTCCGCAGTTCGTCGCGGCGATAGATTGTATAAAAACCGCAGTGCTTCGCGGGTTTTACCTGTAAATCATTTGTAGAAAACTTTTGTTCTTTCTGGTTGCTCCGGCAATCCTGCCGCCTTGCTGAACCTGCTATATTCTGCGTTCAGCCGCCGAAGCTTTATGTTCGCGGCGGTCGCGTCCTCGGAAAGCCCAGCTTCTTTGTATGCGTTTCTAAGCTTTTTCTGTGCGCGGATTTGCCGCTCTATGCGGCGCTGCATCTGCGTAGCTTCATAGGCCGTGTAAGTCTTTCCGTCAAACGTGCAGCCAAGACCATCGTCGATATGCTTGAGCTGTTCGTCTGTGTAAGTTCGCTCCGAAACTCCCGGAACAAACGGGTATTTGTGATGCCTACAGTTTGCGCCTGTCAGACCGTCAACATATCCGTAACCGGTCGTTTCCACAAGGTCATCGTAAAGCCCCAGCGGGTCAGGTTCGCCGCTTTCACTCTGGTAATAGACTTTCCCTTGCCAGTCTTTGTGGCTTGACCACGGCGAAGCACCCGGCTTGTCACGCGCCCCAGCGTGCGCAGACACTTCAAAGTATCTCGTATCAAGGTACTCTGCGCTTTGGTTTGTGTACTGGTCGCAGATCTGATTCACGCCGGTCATGACAGCTCTCCGAACAGCAACATCGATGTTGTCAGCGTGTCCGCTTTCGTAGTTCACGACTTTCAGCCCACCTGCAAGCTGTTGCACCGAAGACTTTATCGCCTGATTGTAGCTGATCGCCCCGCTCTGAATCTGCATAACAGCAGAATCCAACGCCCACTGATATGCATGCGCAGGCGGGAGCCTCGTCCGCCCATTGTTTACCAGAAAGCCCATAGACTGCGTGATATTTCGCAACGTTTGCCGAGTTTGTTCGTAAACCGCCCACGTGTCTTCTACGCTCACCAGCGTTTCAGGCTGTGTCAGCCCTGCAAGGTCGATAACCTCAGTGTAATACTTTTGATTTCTGGCTATCACATCGTCAAATAGATCGCTCAGTTTCTTTTCGCTGATCCCAGCGGTCTTTCGAATCGCCTTTTCGATATCCTTTGTGTCAATGCCGTGCGACCGAAGCGACCGGATTGCCTGAACCGTCACTTCGTTCAGCTGATCTTTCAGTGCAAGACGACTACAAATCTCATTGAGAAGCGTATCTTCCAGCCCGCGGAATAGTTCCGCAAGTTCTTCGGGAAGGGCATCAAGTATTTCCGGCCGAAACGGATATTTCATTTGCTTTCCTCCGTTTCACAATCTCATCATAGTGCGGCTTTACTCGAATTACATTCCAGTCGCATTCCTCCGGCACTTTCCCGTAGAATATCACCCATTCCGGTGAAAGCCGTTTCATCATTTCCTCATAGCCGCGCAGAAACAGGCGCTTGCTTTCTTTGTTTTGCTGTGTGCCTACCGAGGAAACAGCCACCACGCCGCCGATAGGCTCGCCGTCAAAGCACCAATCATAACTATTCTCGTCGCTCCAGGAGATCGTTGGATAAACCGTCATGCCGTGCATTTGCCAATACGCCGCCAACCAGTGCTTGCGGTAATGATTGTATATCTGCATCGCCATCGGCATATCCGTGTAGGTGGAGAAGTCCGGTGCGCACACCGCCGCAAACTGCGACAGTTGCGGAATGTACTTGTCAGGTGTGTTCCAATACCGAATGAATTGATAATCGTCCACGAAGAAATGCACGATCTTGCTTTTCGTGTCTTTCGCAGTGTAATGGTAATTCACGGGGATAAACTCACCTTGTGGGTATGCCTTGACCGGCTCGATCTGCGGAATGTCGTACTTTCCAACGCCGGGGAATGTGAACTTGTCGAGATTTTCGAAGTTAATCATACCGGACGCCATGTACCGCTGCGCTTGTTAGCCCTGCGGTATTTCTTTCCGTTTACCGTAACTTCCAACGCGCCGGACTTTTGCGCTGTTACAAAGGCATTGGAAAACGCCTTGTTTTCTGCTGCTTTGCGGTTTTTACTGGACTGGTCACGCAATTTCCGCATGTAGCTATCCATTTCACCGCGCGCTCTCGCCGCTCTGTCTGCGGCGCTTCCTGTTTTCTGCGCCGTTGTCAGGCGCGCAGGCCCGCTTGCATAAGGATTAACTGCTCCTGCCGCCGTTTTAAGCGCCGTTGTTGCGAGAGTTGCCATCTGCTTTACTGCGTCTTTCTTTTCAGCGTCCGACAGCTCAAGCCCATTGATTTCAGCAGCGTTGCGCTCGAATGTGCGCCTGATAATATCGCCCATATCAGTGACAGACGCAGCGTTTGCTCGGTTAATATCCTGCTGTGACAAAAAGCGCGCAAGGCTCATACCGCGCCCACGCCCAAATTCTCCGGCTCCAGCGCCGCCACCGGCTCCACTTCCACCTCTACCGCCCATTACTCTACCTCCTGTTGTCCTTCGGTCGTCATTTCCTGCATCTTCGGCAGAGCCGCCTTTGCGGTCGCCTCGTCCTCATTCATCCACTTCATGCGGAACTCCCAATCGTTCATAATGCCTGCGCTGAGAAGCTGCATGTCGCGCAGGAAGTCCGTCTGCTTGTCCTCAATGATTGAATCGTCAAAGTCTACGGAAATCTGTACTTCCTCATTCAGACCAGCTTCCATGTACCTGTTCCCCATGCGGAGTAGCGTCCTGCAAAGCTCTGTGATTGCCTGTTCAAGCAAAATCTCATGCTTCTTGATCGTGCGGAACATGGTGCTGTTCTCGCTGATAACCTGCGTCGCTGTAGCAATACTTCCCTGATCGAACTTGTAATGATTTTCACCGAAGCCGCACTTGCTGGACAGGATATTCAACATATCCTGCATGCCGGTGTTAAACTCCGCCGTTCGAAGCGTCATATCGACTTGCTGCAAGATGTTTCCATCGCCGCCTCGATCTTCCGGCAGCACATAATACACGGTTTCACGCTTGTCAAACACAGGACGGCCATCAATGGTTTTTGTTGCTTCCGGCTGCACCACAATGCGCTTTTTGCCAAGAACAAACTCATTCACGTAGCTGTCATATGTAATATCAACGCTCTTGAGCTGGTCAATGGCATATGCAAACACAGCCACACCAAGCGGGTTATTTTCATCGGAGTTCGCGATATTCAGCCTGTCAATGACAAACTGAGGCTTGTCGCTCCCTGTGTGTACAACAGGCGGGATTGTTTCAAATCCCTTTACACTGGTCAGAGGGACTTCTTCGGAGTCATACAAATGGTTCTCGATGTCGTACTCGCCGCCGTTCAGCCTGTGAACTTGAATGTATGTGTACTCTGTATCGTCCACCTTTTTTGTAGAGGCGAACGCACACTCCCTGATGATTCCATTGTCCCATGTCAGGGGATAAATGTTCGTCGCGCTGACATAGTTGATGCGAATGCGCCCAGAATCAACAATTTCGGAGGTGTCCGGGTTGATGGACATTCCCTCAATGACCGGAACATACGCGATCGTTCCAAGCGCTGCTTTTCGCTCCTGTGATTCGTTCGCCTTGACCTCCCAGTTGTTTTCCGAGAGAATCGTGTCTACGAACGCCTGCTCCTTCTTCCCCTCAAGCGTGATGTTTACCCGCTCGTTCATCAGAAGGTTTGCCCAATCCTCGCAGACCTTTTTCGCCATGCTTACTGAATATCTGCGGCATTCCAATTCTTCAATGCCATTCCATACCGTGTAACTGTGGAAGTCCTCGACATTCCCTTTGTACCAGTCTCCCCACACACCGATCAGCTTGTAGAAGTCAATGCCAACTGTATCGAAGCCCAGCTCCTTTAATGCTCTGCGTATGTTCACTATTTCACCGTCCTATCATATGCCCGGCGCGTTCCAGGTCTTTGTAATAAGGCTCTATACTGTACTCAAACGCATCGAGGCTATCAATATCGGATGTCCCGTCGTCAAGACGCTCGTCCTCGAACTTATCCGGGTCATAAATTGCTGATTGGAACGCATCGATCAAATGCGGGCAGTTCCGCGAAACCTTGAGCCTGCCTTGCTTCATCAGAAGCACAACAAGCCTGATTCTGTCCGTGATCTGCATTTTCAGCGCGTTCTTGACTTGGGTGCCCAGCCGGAGTTTTTGCGCCGTGTGGTCTAAACCTCGTATAAGCACCGTTTCCGCGCTATCTGCTCGCGTCTGGCTGTAACCATACTTTGACGTTATCAGTTGACAGAACGTAGCAAAACGCCGGTTTAACGCATCTGGGTCAATCTCTTCGTTTTTGATGTATTCTTCTTCCAACGCCACAACCCGGAAATCTTTTGTGATCCCGGTAGCTTGAAATTTCGTTGCAGACTTCGTTCCACCGAAGTCGACTCCAATGGAAATAACAGAGAACTTTGTATCGTTTTCTTCCGCCCATTTTATAGGATCATCAATCAGATACTTTTCTGTGTCGTTGGCAAAGTCCTTGTAAACAATACCCTCCGCGGCTACCCAGATCCCACGGATGTAGCGATCATAATAAACGGTTCCTTCGTACTCGCGTTTCAGATTTTCTACAAACGCAGGCGGCAAAAAGGGGTTATCGTCTATCGTGTATGTTTGGCTGAAAATGTCCGCGTCACTGTCCAAGAATCTTTTCAGCCAGTGGTTCGGATACTGCGGATTGTATGTCCCATCGAAACAGGAGTATTCTTTGTCAAGGCGGCTTTTCAGCAGCGCGAATACTTCCTCCGACCAGTCAGCTACTTCGTCCCCATAGCAATATTTAATCGACGCACCGCGAATCTTGGAAACTTGGGAAACCTTCTCGGCGCCGAGACAGTAACATTTCTCTCCGAATATCCATGCCGTATTGTCGCTTGAGATCGTGCCGACAAGCTCGTCCCCGTAAATGTTCCGCATCGGCTCCAGCACATTTCGCTCAATCGTGGATTTTGTTACGCCGAGAATGACGGCCAGACCATCTTTTCCGATTCGCTCACGAATCCGGATCGGTATGATCCATCGAAAATCGAGGTAAGTCTTACCGCTTCTGGTGGCTCCGCCCTTGAAGTTCCATCGATGCGTCCCGTATTTTACAAATTCACGTTGTTTCGGACTTAACAGCATCTTGGAACTCCTTCAGCATCGAGTCGAGCTTCTCCATTGTCGTCCTGTTGCGGTCGGAAGCTGCCGCGTATCGCTTCATGAGGCTGTCACCGGCTTTCAGCCGGTCGGACAGCGATGCGTCCATGCCGAACTGGTCTTTGACCTCGCCGCGCATGACGGCAGTGTAAAATTTCAGAATTTCGTTTGAATCCGCGACCTGCGCCGCTTCCTGTTCGTCCAGCCTGCGCTTTATATACGCAGAAATAGCTGGTTTTGATAGGTTTTCTGCCGCAATCACTCTGCATGATGTTTCTTTGTACCCGGCCTTTTTCGCTGCTTCTGTCGCGTTCCCGGATTTCAGATATTCTTCGCAGAATCGTTTCTGCTTCGGCGTAAGCTTTTCATCCGCCATCGCTGTAAAGTCCGGCCAGCAGCTTCACCACATCCGCAATCTGGTACGTTTCCAGCAGAGTGACGTTCTTCGGCTTTTCATCAGGTCGATATTCGTAAACCATGTATTTCGTCACCATCCTGTCATTTTTCGCGGAATAGGTCTGCATTTGATTGATTTTTATTTTGATCCCGTTGTACAAGAGCGCTGTTTGCAGCTTGTGTGCAAGGGCGCGCAAACTTGCCATAGCCGCTCCTTTCTGCCTCATTCTTTCGTTCTCGTGTCTCCGTGTGTGAATAAATATATTTATTCACACCGGAGAACACGAGAACAGGAGGAGGAGGTTTCCGCAGAACGCTGCGGTGCCGATGAAAAAGGGCGTAGAGTTGATCTCTACACCCTTATAGTAAATGTTAAATTTGGCTCTGGGGCGCAGACTTTTTCATAAAAGCCCTCTTTTTTGCCCCACAAGGCGAATAAATTGCCTGTGCCATTCCTGCGCGGTGCGTTCGGATACATAAACCGCCATTGCAGCGCCCTGTAAGGTGTGCGTCCGCTTCCAAAGAACCAAGTCTATGACCCGGAGTCGTTCCGCGCCGTCAACGAGCTGTTCCGTCTCCGAGATTGCCTCCTCAACGGCAGCGCGCTCGGCCTTCGTCATCAGCCCGCCGCCCTTATAATTGCGGATCATCCACTTTGCATATGGCCACCAGCCGTAGCGCGGCTTACTCACGGCGCACTCCCTTTCTTTTCTTGCAGTGGCTTACATCATTATACCGGATACACCCGCATGTGGTAGAGAAATACGCACATTGTGAGTTCTTGCACCCATCAACTGCCTTTTCGTCCAGCACATCCTTTGCCCATTCCCCGCGCGCTTTGTCCAGTTCATCCTTGTACGCCGCGCACAGAAACGCAGCATTAGTTATAACATGCCACAGAGCCGGTAAGCCGCTCTCATAGTCGAGCGCCAGCGGATTATCCCAGATATGCAGAACGTGGCGCAGAAGGGCGTCCAGCCACTTCTCACGCGGTACCTTGCGCCAGTCCTCCGCGTCGGCGTATTTTGCCTTGCCAAACTCCCGCACCTGCATGATCGCCTCGATAGCCGCCACCGGTACAAGCGACGGCCTCGGCTTTCCATCGTCGTACTTTGCCCCCTTGATTTTGGGCTTTAGGCCGCCTTGCTCGTGGAATCCACAATTCGGGCATTTACCAGTTGAAAGCAGATCCTCGTCAAACTTCTCATTACACACGGGGCAAATATACCGCCCGTCCTTCGCTTTCCCCCAATATTTATCCATCAATAGTGTACCCTCCCTTCGCGTTTTGCCCGATCGTATTTCCGCGCTCTGGCGGACTTGCCGCTTGTTTCCATCCCGCGCTCTATGCGCTCTACCTTGCTTTTGTTGTACTCGTCCGCAGCCTTGCGGAACGCTATGTACGCCTCGCAGGTCGTATGCTTTGCCCCGCAGCCTTTCTCGGGGCAGCTGCCGCACGGAGCGGAATATGGGCTGATCCTTAAATCTCCCTGCATTCGTCCACCCTCACACAGACCCGCTTGTCTCCGACGCGCACAACGTATCCGGGCATGCTGCTGATGTATTCATATTTTTCCGCGTCGTACACTTCGCCCATGCGCGGACGCATGGCGGGATAGACCGGGATGATCGCCGTGATCTGGATCCGTACCTCATCCCATGCGCGATCGCGCCGCTTGCCCGTGCAGATGGGATGAAGCTTGCGCCATGCCCCGGCACACGCCCGGCTGCAAAGATACCGGCCATCCGCGCGCGGCTTGCAGGGCCGGGTGAATACCTTCCCGCAAACCGGGCAGGCCGCCGTGATATTTGCCATTACAGCTTTACCCCCTTGATGTACTTGTCGAAATATGTGGTTGCAACGGCCATAGCCGCCCACATGTCCGCCGAGAAACCATAGAAGAAACCGGGATGCTTTTTCGTCCCCTTTCCGAAGTTCGGCTGGCCGGGCGCGTAGCGGTCGACAAGGGCCTGCCGGATGTTTGCATCTTTGGCCGATAGTGAGCCGCACAGATCCAGCTTTTCTTCCCGGCGGAATATCCGCGTCGGCTCATAGCCTGTTTCCCACAGCACGATTTGCCAGAACCGGCCGATCCAGACACAGGTGTCGAACACTTCCTGCCCGACTGTCATGCCCATACCGGCTATCATTTCGATTACAACTTGCTGATAGTTCCACCGAAGTTTCTGCTCCAGCAGCTGCAGCATTTTGCGGTTCTCGATCTTCCCGACCTCCAGCACGCGGCGGATCTCTTCGCCGTCATGCTCTACGATTACATAGCCGGATTGAATATTGCCGGGATCAATCGCCAGTATCGTTCCCACGCTTCGCCCTCACTTTCCAAAACATACTGTTGTAGATGTCGTATCGGTGTTGGATGTAGGTACTCATGACTTCCGGTCGAAGCCTGGACCAGCTCTCATACAAACCGCATGTCTGCATCTCCGGGCATCCGCACCGGTAAATGCAGTTTGGCACCAACACGTCCGAGATCTCCGGCTGAATCTTATGCAGTGCCGCTTTGAAATCCTCGGCATACGCGCGCGTCTCCGGGTCTGCCTGACTGCATAACCGCTTGCGCATGGAATCGATCAGAGCTTGCACATTTGCCTCACCCTCGAAGATCACCGGCGCATCCTGCGGCAGCTTGTCCCGCGGTGTGCCTGTCCGATCTGTCCGCTGCGTGGAAATGAAGCATTCCCACTTATGGCGGCTCCAGTGCGTAGCGATCCAGCTTTTGACCCCCTCCCATATCCACGATACCGAAATCCGGCGGATGGGCGAGTGCTCAGCGATCAGGATCCGCCGCTTGAACTCCTTGCTTGGCTCATGCCCGAGCGGCCCTTTTCCGGAAGTGGTGCGGCAGGTGTCCACGACCTCCTGCCAATCGCCCTTGATTTTCAAAATTTTAGTGTTCATGTTGCCCCCCCTAAATTCCGAGTGCAGCAGACGGCCAAAGACTCATCCTGGTCTTATTTGTCACATAGTCCAGCATCCGCAGCATCCCAAAGCATTTTTCAAGCTGCCCGGAAACAGACTGCATCTGCTGCACCTGCCAGAACAGCGCATAGCAGCGCTCCGTCGCAGTTCCCCGGTTTTCGCCGTACAGGATGGATATGCCATCCAGCAGCAGCCGGTATTCATCCGTGTGCAGGCTCTCCACCTTCTTTGCCAGCTCCGCCAGCTCCACAGCCGTTTTTTCGATGTCCGCTTCCTCCTTCGGCGGGTCAAGCTCCACTTTCGGGATCCCGCCCAAGAGCAGCGCGTCAATGTAATCCAGCAGCAGCTCCCGCATCTCAACCGCATTCGTTGGTTTGTTCATTTGTGCCTCCTCCTAAAATATCCTTAAGGCTTCTTTCCTCAAACCGGAACCTGCTTTCGAAATCTCTGCATTTCTCACCGGAAAAGCACATGTGCTCCAGGTCTTTCTCGGAGAACCGATCCGCCTTGTGCTTCAAGCATCGGTACGGGTAGACGTAGTTCTTCCTGTATTCCAGATTCCTGCAGGTCAAACAGCAATCTTGCATCAGTTTTCCTCCTTTCGCACTACCGCGCGCAAACCGACCGCACCACCTCCGCAACGTCGGCGGCGGGCAGTTCACGAATAGCCCGCAGCTGCCGCTCCGTAGTGTTAAAAAGATCCGAGTCCTGCAGCGCTGTCAGCGCCGCCTCGCGGCTGATGTATTCGTCAGGCATGGTCTACACCTCCGTCCATCTTCGCCCCGCAGCTGGGGCAATA